CAACTTCATGAAGTTCGTAAAGAAAATGATATACAATTTACGATAACTAGAGATTTCCCATTATGGAAATTATATGGTAAATATACGGATTCAAAAGAAGTACTTGAAGTTACAGAGCAAGAAGAAGTAATATTATTACCTGGTGAAGTATTTTTAAGAAATGGTAAGATTGCTAGAATATTCAATGATGTTGATAATGAGAACAAAATTCTAAGTATATTTATTCAAAGAGACTTTGTATATGGCGATGTTAAATATTCTTCACCTTATCAAGCATTTGAAGCAACCCGCTTATTAGAATTAGGGTATGAAGATTTACATAATGAAGTTATTAAAACACGAGGAACAAGATTAATTAAAATGATTGGTAAGAAAATTAATAAAGCCTTACAAGATACTGAAATTATATGGAGAGATATATTATTAAACTTCTATCAACAAAATGAAGATTTGTTAAAAGAACTTTTAGCAACAAAGAATGATATATTAGTATTTGCCAATAGTATTCCTTATTTAGGAGGAATTGGTATAAATGCCGGGGCTGATGAAGTACTTGACACAACCTTATGGAAAAAATCAAAGTTAGATACTTTAGTATTATCACCGAATATAGTTGGTAAAATATTAATGGAATTACGTGAAGATTTCAAAGAGCAAGATATTCGTGATTTAGTGAAAGTTGGAGGCGACTATACCAAAGAAGCAAAGACAGAAGAAGAGCAATCATTCGCAAGAAAAGCAGCAATAATTAACTATAGAAAGAATCACTGAATAGGATAATATTTAAGAGTTGCTTCGTTTTTATCACAATCAACTTCTTTTGTTACATATTGAAATTTAACTCCAGCTTTGTCTGTATAAATAGTGTCATCATTTGGTTTGGGATAATCAACGATGACAGTTTTCTGGTCCTTATAAACATATAATAAAATTCCTCCAACTACAAGTCCAACCATAAATGGAAGTAAATGAAATAATGGATCAATCATACTAATAGGAGAGAATGTTTGAATTCTTAAAAACTAAAAACTTTCATATGCTATTTAGTTTTTTACTTGGAATATTTGCTATTATTGTTTTTAGACCAGTATGTAACGGCGACGACTGTATAGCACACAATCTTCCAAATGTAAATGAAATTAACGTGACAACATATCAATTAGGCACAAAGTGTTATCAATTTAGGTCAGTGCCTATAAATACTTAACTTAACATTTACGGTTAAAAAAGAATAATAGATTATAGCTCTTTTTTAAATGAGTGGAACGCTATTAAGTGATTTAGATTCATCTGGTCCTGCCGGCATGAATGACGACAATGCAGTTCAAAGAATTCTTAGTGAAATGAATTCCAGCGGCTCTCCACAAAATCAGCAAATGCAGCAGCAAATGCAAGCCCCTCAAGTTCAGTCAAGACAACCTCCGGCAATGAATTCTCCAAATCCGAATTCAACTGCTCAACATGCCATGGATTCTCAACCTCCTACGGCTCATATTATCGGGGCTGAACATCCTACGTCCGGCGATTTTGCACAAATGATGTACGGCGGCCGTAACCAGAATCAACAACAGTTTGTACCTCAGAATCCGTACGCTCAGCCTATGATGCAACAGCCTATGTATATGCCTCCTATGAATAGAAAAAATTGGTATTCCGATATTATTGTTGAAGCAAAAACACCAATTCTAGTATCTATTATTTTCTTTGTAATGAGTCTTCCATTTGTCAGTGTTCTAATTTCTCACTACTTCCCGTCATTTGTGAAAGGTACTGGGGAACTAACGACCCTAGGATTAGTTCTAAAGTCTTTACTCGCCGGTTCATCATTCTGGGTTCTTCATAGAATTATCGCACCACTTTTGATTAGTTCATAATAGAAATGAAGTTAGCACTCAAAGAAAATCAAGTGGTTTTACTAGTCGCTACAGTTTTAGGCTTATATGATTTCTTTACAATCAGTTTTAATAGTTTTCTGATAACATCTGTATTTGCTGCTGTCATTTACTATTTGACAAACGCTGTATTCTTAATCGCCTTTGTATATTTCATTCCCCAAATAATAAGAATATCAAATGTTGTTCTTAACAAAGAATCATTTAAAAATCCACAAGAACTAATTACAGAACGTATAAATCACGCAAATGCAAAATTTAAAGCAGCACAAGGACCAAATCTCAATCCTGAAACTCCTACACTAGAATATTTCAATGATGCGAAAGAAATTTCAAAACGAAATGAAGATTTAAGAAATAAGAATGCTTTAGCTCCAGTGAAGGAAGTTTCCGGCATTGTTGATATTGATATGCCTTCTGGAACCTACCCAATTGAAGGAACACCTTCTTATCCTAACTTTATGAAAGAGTCTTTCATTGGAGTACCATCCAATACAAATACTCGTATTCCAACAGTTCCTGAAGAAGAACTTCCTGCTATTGGAACAATGGAAAATCAATTAAAATCTACAGCAGCGGTTGAGTCATACGATGATGAATCTATAAATACTGCTTTACAGAGAAATGCGAATAATTCAGCCTTACATTCATCAAATATCAAAAGTGTTTAATTAGATGCCTAGGCGTGATATATGTCCTCCCGGTGTATTATGTATAACTCCCTCATTGATTATTCTTGTAGCAGTTATACTTATCGGTGTTAGTGCTTTAATTTATGTTATGAACATTCCTAGACCAATACAATTATCTATGCCAGCTCAACAGATACAAGAGCAACCTAGGCAGCCAATATCAATCAATGTAGAGCGTGGCGGCGATGATAGATATACACGAGCGCCAAAACCTCTACGCAATTGGCTAAGCCCGGTTGATTTAGACGGTGGAGTAGTTGGTTCAGTTCCCATATTTAATTCTGGATCAGTTCCGGTAATTGCTACAAGAGGGTTGCCCGAGGCATATCAATCTATGGGTATAGTTACAACCTCAAGTGGTGAACTTCTACCTTTATATGGTCGTCGTTTAGCATCCCGTTCCGACCGCTTTAATTATTATACACGCACGGACACAAATAATCCTATCCCATTACCAATTAATCATAAGCGAAGAGATTGCCAAGATGATGTTGGCTGTGAAGAATTATTTGATGGAGAAGGTGTTGAAATTATTCCAACAAAACAAAAAGGCACTGTAACAATTTATCGCTTTAATGGACCGACCTATATCCCTGGAATGATATAGAGAGATGGCGACAACATTAAACAGTTGTGCTGGAGCAGAAATTGTTTCATTTCCATTAAAAACAAGTATCACAGACTTAGAAGCTTACTATGCGAATATGAAGAATGTTATACCAAATATACAAGCAACATTTTCAGCACGAACTACAAACCCTAATTTTACAGATGATGCCCGCACAACTGGTGAAATCGATGAAGCATTAAACTCTATTCAAGTTACATATAATGGTAATAATTATCAATTCATAAATGCTCAAATAACTATACCAACACATGCTGATTGGATAGTAAATACAAATCCATCAAAACCGGTACAAAATAAAATAGATTATATTGTTACTTTGGAAAATATGCAAGATAAAGTACCAAGATTTGTCATAATTGTATTACCAATCATTTTGGACGATACTGTCACTGTTAATAATTCTTATTTAAATGGTCTTGCCTATTTATCAAGTGATATTACATACTCATTAAGTTCTTTATATGCTGGACTTAACGATTTTATATATTATACTACATGTTTGCCACCCCATGGCGATAATGCGTTTGTATATGTAAATAGAGATGGTTTAAGAATAAACAGTGATTTGTATCAAAATTTATTAGCAACTTGGACGCAGCAAAGTTTAAGTTCTATACAAAATAGAATTCTAGATAATTTAACTCCAACACAAAGAGCTTTATCTAGATTATTTCAAAATGTTAGAAATGCTACAAATCTTCAAGAAATTCAAGAGCAAATAAATAATATTCAAGCTACTGCTCAAACCCCTGTAATAAATAGCATGGTTGAAACTTGGCCAAGATATACCCCTCCTTATGATATTGTATTAAATGTTCCATCAACTACAATTAGTAATTCACAAGTAAGAACAACGGCATCAGAAGAGGGTTTTAGAAATAGAATAGAAGGATTTGAGATTGGTGGCTGTACAGGTCCTAATTGTGGATTAAACGGTCGCCCCATTACTGGTGAATCAGAGGATGAAGAAAGTACAAATCAACAAAGAGCTATGAGAAATACAGCTCAATCTACATGTGTTCCGCTAGACTTAGATGATGCAACTGACTCTAGTGGAAATATAATGTTTGACGCTTCTGGCAATATAAGCTTGGGAAATGTAGAAGCATCTAGGAAAAGACTAAGAGAGCAATATGCTACTAATCAAATGACATATGTCGATTTAATAAAATATTCATCTCCATTTTTTGCATCTCTTATTATTGTGGCAACTATTTATACTGCCTGGCCATTTGTATTACCGATAGTAATGAAATTTATGTATCCTAATACTGTAATTCCTATGGCAATACCACCGGTGACATCCACAGCAACAAATGAATTTGCTTCTTATATCGTATTCGGGATGATATTCTTATTCGGAGGATTTTTAATTGGCGCTGTTGTTGCACGAGCGTATTAGTTTATTCTTTGAGTTCACTTTCTGCAAGATTTTCTTTTAAATAAATATCTTCAGCATCTTTGGAAAAAGATACTGTAGATAAATTTGTTTTTTCATTTATGCTTGAATCTACAGGCTTGAATGAATTATCACCATCATCGTTTGCTGGAATGCCTTGAATATCTTCACTCGCGGGCTCTTCTATTTCAGGATGGAGTTCATTTGGCACTAGATCGGGAGAAGGTTGAATCTGGTTCTCAAATTCATTTGCATTTGTATCTTTCGCACGACCTTTAATATTCTTTGCTTTACGAGCATGTGACTCAGAATATAGTGAAGCAATCGCAACAAAACTTGATACCGTAACTAAATAACCATATGTAATTGAATATAGAGCAGCAACAAGAAGAACCACTATACCGACATATGTTTCAACAAAATAAGTATATACTACATTTGGTAAAAAAGGAGCAACAGCAAATATCGCTAAATTTACACCAATTAAGATTGTCTCAGTATTCATCTAATAATTATCACCCTTTCATTTTCATGAAAAATACTTATGTTAAAATATAAAAAAATTGGTATTTTATGTATAAAACTATATATTAGAATAATGAATAAGATTATCACTCATAAAGGATATTCAATCCGTAAATCATGTTTAACAGAAAAACAAAATGAACTAATTCAGAAACAGTGTATTGTTGAGCCAAAAATAGATGAACGTTATAAAGTAAAAGGTGAATTGCGATTTAAAATTTATCTTGAATCGCCTGAACGTTATTATTTACCACGAGAATGGGCTGTTCAACACTTTGGAGAAGCAGAGCAAAATGTTATGTCAGAAGGCCTTGATTTAAATGATACTACATCTAAATTTGTAGGCTCGCCGTATGATTACCAAAAAGATATTATAAATACATATTTACAATCAAAAAGAAATGGGCTAATCTGTGTGCCATGTGGAAAAGGCAAAACATTTATGGCATTAAATATAGCATCTCAACTCAAAAAACGATTCTTGATTGTTGTTGATAAAGAATTCTTGATGAATCAATGGAAGAATGAAATGAATTCTGTAATGCCGAATCTACGAGTTGGAATTATTCAAGCCGAGAAAAGACAGTCTGAAGTAGAAAAATACGATTGTACAATTTGTATGATTCAAACAATTTGTAGTCAAAGTTTTCCTGACGATTTCTTTAAAAGTTATGGTTTCACAATCTTTGACGAATGTCATCACTTAGGCGCTCATCATTTTAGTAAAGCGCTATTTAAAATTCAAACAAAGAAACTTCTCGGGCTATCAGCTACACCTACACGAGCAGATGGTTTGACCAAAGTATTTGAAATGTTCTTAGGAAAACCACTATACTGGGAAAAAGTACGAGAAGCAGACCCAACTGTAATAGTAAAAGGCGTGACAATTACATGTCAAGACCCAGATTATTTACGTGTCCCATTGGACTATAAAAAAGATGTTATAATTGCTAGACTTATAACCTATATTGTAGAATGTAAAGAACGAAATAAAGAAATCGTTCGTTGGATTGAAAATTTAGCAAAAGATACGAATAGAAAAATTTTAGTATTGAGTGCCAGAATTGCTCACTTAGAGTCAATTGATAAAATGTTAAACTCTGAAATTACAAGAAGTTATTATATTGGTGGAATGAAAGAAGAAGTTCGTGAAACTGGTGCAAAAGAATCAAAAGTTCTACTTGCTAGTTATTCAATGGCATCAGAAGCAATGAATATTAAAAGCTTGAACGCAGTCATTTTAGCAAGTCCTAGGTCAAATGTAGAGCAAAGCACTGGCCGTATTTTAAGAACTCGTATTAGTGAAAGAATTATTCAACCAATGATTGTAGATATTATCGACCCCCATGATACAACAATGTCACAGTGGAGAAGAAGAAAAGTATATTATACTAAATGTGCTTACAATATTGAGGAAATGACTATGGGTGATTCAGAAGGTAAAGTATGTACTACTGTAAGTGTAGAAGCGGATGAAAATGGCTGTTTATTTGCGGACGACTAAAGTATTCGTATTTGTTTTTCTACGTTTCTGTTTTCTAGTAGGCCACTTTTTCTTTTTACCACCTTTCTGTACTAGTGGCTCTTCTGGTTCTTCTGGTTCTGGTTCTTCAGGTTCTGGTTCTTCAGGTTCTGGTTCTTCAGGTTCTGGTTCTTCCGCTAGTGTTTGTGGTGGAGGAGCTGAAGTTTCTATTAGCGTATCATCTACAATTGGTGCTGGTACTGGAACATTCTGAGTATTCAGCTCAAGTGCTTGTATATTAAATTGTACTTTATTATCTAGCACATCAATCTCTGCTACTCTATTCATAGCATTTGTTACATCCATAGTGGTATTGAATGTATTTATATTGTTTTCAATATCTTGTACAATATTGAAATTTTCTAATAGCTCTACTTCAAAATCTTGCTTTTCTTCATCTGTTATTCTGGAAGATATATTATTTAATAAAACACCTATTGAATTATGCTTTGTTTTATAATCATTAATCTTTTGTAAAAGTTGTGTTTTAGAATTTACTAGTTGTGTTGTAGAAGCAGTTGCTTGTGTATTTTGTATTAGAGTAATAGCATTATTTATGGTTTGCATTTCATTCTTAATACTATTATTTACATAGTTAGTATATCTAGATAATTGTTCATCTACTATTTCTGGCGTAAACGATACTGTTACTTTCTGGTCACTCGCTACAGTTGCAGCAATATCATCAATCACTTTTATTGAGTTTTGTATTATTTGCTTTTGTTGATTTATATCTTCATTATCATTTGGTAAATTTTCAAGATAACTAGCATTTTTATCAGCAGTAGCTTTATTTTCTGCTATTATATTTACTAAACTTATTACTTGTTCTTTTTTGATGTTTGTTTCATTTGAACTAATTTCTACACTTAAATCGTTTAGACTTTGAGCAATCGTAGAAACATTTCGTTCTAATGATTCTGTACTCTTTAGTAGAATATTTATATTTTGTGTTTGTGCATTTACTTTTTCAATTGTATCTGAAGTAATAACTAAATTCTTCACATAAGCAAATGACTCTTCTAAAGTCATTTCAGTTTGTTCTATTGTATTAATATCAAGTTTTGATTTATTTAACTTGGCAAATAAGGCTGTTTTAGAGTCAGCGTCTAAATTCGTATTGTTGTTTACTTTATCTGTAAGAGTCGCAATAAGTTTTGTAAGTGTTATATTATTATTCTTAATAGTTTGTATTTTTAGTGAAATACTCGCTATAGTATTATTACTTGATTCTTTTACTTTATTTACTTCTTGATTATATATATTTCTTTTTAGTATATCACTATTATATTTTTCTAGATTCGCCTTTGTCTGTAAAACCTGAGAATATAGTTGTTTTGCTTTTGTTTCATTTGTATTTAAAATTGTTATATCTCTACTTAGTTGTATTTCATTCACTGTATTAATAAGTTCGTCTTTCAGACTACTAATATTATTCATGTTACCAGATATATCCTTAAAGTAGGTTTCAAGAACTTGTGTATTCTGTGTATATACTTTTAGTAACCCAACTAACATTTGTGTTTTAATTTGTAAATTCGAAACATCTTCATCAACAAGTGTAATTTTAAAATTCTGTGGTAAGAAAAGTGGTACTTGTTTGACTTCAATGCTTGTTTTAGCATTTGGTGAAACTCCTAAATAACTTTCTCTGTTTGCTAACAAAGGTAGACCTTGAGAATTAATATATACATTTATAGCATTTACACTTGTAGAATAAGCTGATTCAAATTGTTTATTCATATATAGTTCATCAATACTTACAATACCATCATAATTATTTAGAGGTATTACTTCTTTTGTTTTTTCTAAAGCATACCATATATATTTAGAGTTATTGTAATGTATGGGACTTGGTACAGGAATAAAATAACCTAATATATCGAGTAAAGGATTACCAGATGCGTCGCAAAATACATATGTAATTCCTATATTTGTTAAAGTAATAAATGGAGAAGAATAACTATCAAACTTTTGAGAGATAGAATAATTTAATATTGGTATATCTACAATTTCTGATATTTGCTTTGGTGTAGTCTCAAATATATCATCATATTCATAATATGTCTTAGTATCAGGATTTAAATTTGGAACAGAGATTAAATTATGCTCAGTATCAAATAATGGTTGGTTATTTTCAACAAATACATATGTATCTTTGTACTTGGCTGCTTTAGAGGATTTTGTTTGGGATATAATATATCTATCTAAAAATAAAAATCCATAACGTAGAGTGCTTGAATAATCGCTAAATACAAAACAACATAATTGGTTAGGATATACTACTGTGCGTTTTTCTTCCGAATCACCAGATATATTAAATACTATAGGTCTATTTCCAGTATTGTGAATAATAAAGTAATCGCCGAGATTTAAAAAGAACTGAGGAAATACGAAAGGATTATAAAACTTATCAATGTTCATTTGTAGATATTTATTAGCATAGATGTTTGTAATAAGATTATATGCATGAGGATCTAGCGATATACTGTCAAATAATAGTGATGCTGCTGCTTCTGCTGGTGCTGGTGGTTGTGCTTCTCCTTGTGCTGGTGGTTGTGCTGGTGGTTGTGCTGGTGGTTGTGCTGGTGGTTGTGCTGGTGGTTGTGCTGGTGGTTGTGCTGGTGGTGGTGGTGGTGGTTGTACTGGTAATGGTGGTACTTCTACTTGTACTGGTGGTGCTTGTACTGGTACTGGTGGTGCTTGTACTTGTAATTCTACTGGTACTTGTACTGGTACTGGTGGTACTGGTAGTTGTAATTGTACTGGTACTGGTGGTAGTTGTACTGTTGCTATTGCTTCTTCTTGTGGCTCGTCTTCTTCTTCTGCTTCGTCTTCTGCTTTGTCTTCTTCTTCTACTAGCGTATTAGATACTTGTCCACCAAGCATTACTGGCTGCACTTGTAATTTAAAATCATTTAGATTTTTATCAAATCTACCCTTATAACGATATGTTATAGTATCAATTCCATTATTTGATAGTTTCATATAATCTACTCCAGATAAATCATAGTTGCTATAGTTTGGATAAAATGGTATAATAGTATTGTAGGTTTCATCTTTATTCACTTCAATATACTTAATACCATATAATATCTGGTCAATATCATGTAGTGCTTTAAAATACTTATCTTGTAATAAATTATTTCTAACAATCGGCTTTTGTTCTTCAGGTATATCAGTAATCTGAACTGCTTGTGGTATATTATCAGAATTAATATAATACTTAGAAAAACCTGGAATATTTAATCCTTGCTCAATAATATCATTTACAAAAATATAATATCCATTTGAGTCTTTATAAAGAGAACCATTTTGTTCAGTTACAATATATTTTACATTAAAATATGGGTCTTCTTTTTCAGTAAAGTATTTAATATCGTTATTACTAAGACGCATTAGATATTGTAATGGTTTTCTTTCAAAGATTAGTGGGTCATTTACATTGCCAGGCGCATTTACTGAGCTCGGAGTTATATTATTAAACCATATAACCCATTCAGAATTAATATCACTGTTTATTAATTTTGTTTCTCTAACAATAGACTTTACTAGAGTCGTATCATTGTAGTAATTACATTTACCATCTTCTCCTAAAACAGTTCCTAAAGGACAGCCTTCAATAAAGGGATTATTGTTGGGATTAAATACTTCTATAGGATCATTTGTGAATTCTTTTACAATATTTATAGAAGCTGCTAATTCTCCCACTTTTGCTGCTTTTTTATTAGTTGCTGCTTGTTTTTCTCTTTTCTTTTGGTCTTTTTCTTTAACTAAAATTGTTTTAATCTTTTCAATAGAATCTTTTACAGATTCAAATTGTTTATTAATTACATTTGTATAATCTTTTGCAGAATTCAATAGTCCAAGCCTTTGATTAATTAAATGAAGATGGACAATTTGACTTGTAAAATCCGTTTGTATTGATAATACGTAATTAATAATATTATCTATATCATTGATTGATTCTTTAAGAAGTTTTATTGATAGAATAAAATATGATTTATATTCTAGGCCGTATTCACCTAATACATTCTTAATATCACTAATTATTTCATTATATTCAGTATTTTTTGTATCGCGGAATGTATTAATAAAGTTTATAATATTTTGTATATCGGTTAAAGAATTCGTATTTTTTTTACTTGTTTCATAATTATAAGCATTTGCCCCTTCTGTTTGAATAGTATTATATAATTCCTTTTTTGCTTCAATTTGAGAAACATATACATCTTGTATATCTCTATAATCTAAGGCTTGTTGCCCACCTTTTGATAAATATGTTTTTTTTGAAGGTTTACGAATTCTACGTAGAGTTCTACCTTTCGTCATTTACTAAATGATGTAAACATATTTTAAATCGGGATTTACTTATTTTGTTTTCTTGTTTTTTGGAACGCCTTCTTTTTACTTCTTGTCTTGCGTTTATCACCTCCTGATGAACTCATTGTCATTAAAGTAACACCAGTTGGTATACTAAAAGTGAATGGTGGTCCAGTGTAAAGAGAAAATTCGTTACTAACGAATCTATTATTTATTTCAGTAACAGTAATGCGATTGTTAGTAGAATCGGTAAAATAGTCTACATCCGCTTGACGTTGACCACTCGAATTTACTAAAATATAACCACCACTTGCTGCCAAATAGTATATATTATTAGCACTACTTATTGTAAAATAAAAGTTCCGTGATTGATTGTAATACATCATATAGGAGTTTTCTAATTCTGCTGGCAGTGGCTCTGGAGAAGGAGATGGCTCTGGAGAAGGAGATGGTCTTGGGCTTGGAGATGGCTCTGGAGATGGAGATGGTGATGGATTTGGAGATGGATTTGGAGAAGGTGATGGTGATGGATTTGGAGATGGATTTGGAGATGGATTTGGAGA